TGTTGTAACGTTGCCAGCCAAAAGTGATAAGTTACCGGTGTATGTGGGCAAATACGTTGCAACGTTGGCATTGCCATACGATGCCGCAATGCCTGTGAGCAAGGCTCCGTTGCCTAGTACATAGCCGCCTGTGGAGATATTACCAGTGGCAGTGACAGCACCAGTTATGGTTGTATTGCCACCTGATACAGCGCCCGAGACCGCCAGCGAAGTCAGTGTGCCCACTGACGTAATTGCTGACTGTGCAGGATTGGTCACTGTGTTGGCAGTTGCGGCGCTGGTGGCAAAACTAGAATTCTGTGCAGTCAGCGCATTGCCAGAGTTGGCCGCATAGCCTGCATTGGCCACTGTGCCCGAAACATTGGCACCAGTTATTGAGCTCAGTGCCGAACCATTGCCGCTGATGTTACCACTACTAATGTTACCAGTAACTGCCAGCGTTGACAGCGTGCCTACTGAAGTGATATTGGGCTGTGCGGCTGTGGTCACTGTGCCTGCTGTGATGGCCACTGTGGCCAAGGTGGCTGAATTTGCAGAGCCAGCAGTGTTGGCAAAATATGCATTGTTTACAATGCCCAACACGTTGGCGCCAGTGATATTGCTGAGTTGTGCGGCGCCACCAATGAAGTTGGCCCCAGTCACATTGCCAGCTGTACCTAAATTGCCTACGTTAGCATTACCAGTTAATGATATGGCCTCGCCAGTGATATTGCCAGTGTATGTGGGTAAGAACATGGCTACGTTTGAGTTGCCGTATCCAGACTGAACTCCAGTTAAGAAAGCACCATTGCCAACAAAGTACCCAGTGGTGGTTCTGATATTTCCCACAGCAAGTACACCATTTAGGGCATTTAAGTTATTGCCAGCCAGGATGTTTCCAACGGTGCTGATAAATCCGCCAACGTTGGCATTGCCTGTAGTGGAAATATTGTTGGGAGTCAAGTTGCCGGTGTATGTGGGCAAGTACGCCTGCACATTGGCATTGCTGTAAGTGGCTGGCAATCCAGTCAGCTGTGATCCGTTACCAAACAGATACCCAGTTGTGGTGATATTGCCAGTTGACACCAAGGATGTTAGAGTGCCCACACTAGTGATATTGGGCTGTGCGGCAGTGGTCACTGTTTGAGCTCGCACTGCTGTTGTGGCTGTGGCTGCCAGGGTTGCCACAGCAGCCTGCTCAGCATTGGTTGCGTAACTGGCATTGGCCACTGCACCTGACACATTGGCGCCAGCCACACTGTAGGCCACGTAGGCTATGTTAGCAATTGCGGCTTGATTTACTATACCTGACACATTGGCGCCGGCCACAGCACCTGCTGAGTTGGCATAGTTTGCTATGCTGGCTGCTCCTGCTGATGTGGCATATGTGGCGTTGGCCACGGTGCCCGAAACGTTGGCACCAGTCACGCTGTAGGCCACGTTGGCTGTGGTAGCTGAAGTTGCTGTGCCTGAAAGATTTGAATACTGTGCGTTGGCCACAAGACCAACCACATTACTACCTGTGATACCGGAAAGTCTTGAGCCTGATCCAACAAAATAAGCCGCATCCACATTGCCTGTGGTGGCCAAGATATTGGTATTGGCATTGTAAGTTAGATTACCACTAGCACCAAATGTGCCATTTTGATTGAACTGGATCTGGGTGTTTCCACCTGCGGCAATACCAGCACCGTTGCCACCGGCAACTTGAATTAGAATATTGCCATTGCCCAGATTGTTTAAGTAAACACCCGGGCCGGTAAAGTTCAGTGTGTTGGCTGATGTTGTAAGAGTATTGCTGTCATACTGTATGGTCACTGTGCGTGGCAGCGCGGCTACCACTACGTTTTGTGTAGGCAAAGGAGCAAACAAGTTGCCCAGGCCAGTACTTTGAGCTGGTGGACGTGAAAGTCCAGTTTGTGCAGGAACCGGAATTGGCACACCTGAACCAGGACCTGGCGGTACTGGATCGGGCGCTGTATCAAGCGGTCCAATTACGCCGTCTGCTATGGTAGGGGTGATATTCGCGGTTGGCATTGTTATCGTTCTTTCTTAGGCTGCTGTGCAGGTTGTACCGCTGTGGGTACGTTTTTATAAACACGTTTTTCAGGATCGTAAACTGTTTTTAGTGGGCCCATGCCTGCTAGCTGTTTAACTCGGGCAACCATGGCTTGATAGTCATCGCCATAGTCTGCTTCTTTTTCTTTGTTTTCTGCTACACCTTGCTTTTTAGCTTGTTGAATCTTTGCTTGTATTAATTTTAACTGTTTGCTCAATGGGTCGTCTAGACCAACACGACCGCCGTCTTTTACAATAGCATCGATCTTGTCGCTGATTTCGCTTGCTTTAGCTTTTAATGATGTTAAATCATCAGCGCCTTCCGCCACACCTTGCTTTCTATTATCCAATTTGGTAAACGCTTTAACAAAATTAGGACCACTTTTCATGCTTTTTGAGTCACTGCGTTTTGTAGGATCCATTTTGTGTTTAAGGTTATCTTTATCTAATTTTGTTAGATAACTGGTTAGCGTAGCATCACTAACCTCCGCCACACCTTGAGTAAATTCATTCAGTCTCATCTGATGCCCGCCATGCTCTGTAAACTGCGAACGTCCGTGCTGACTTCGTGTATGCGTTTGGTCTTGATACCAGCGGCCACACGCCACTCATTGAGTTCAGTATCATACTTGGCACGATAAGCGTTGGGTGTGAGTGGCACTGCGTCAGCAAAAGTTTCTTCACTCCAAGGAGCTTCCTTGCCCTTGTAGTGCATGATCCACTGATCTGCTTCAAATTCAGTTAGTGTGCTCAGGTCATCCAACAACTGTTGAATATGCTGTGGAGCAGCCGATCGCCTGCGAAGTTCCACATAAACTAGATAGCGATTGGGTTTGATTTCGCCAGGGCTACGATCAGAATCAAGAACAAAATCGTATCCTTTTTCAAACCAACCCACAAGATCCTTGGCGGCTTGCAGGTCACGTACAAAAAATGATATCACGATGATATCTTCATCATCGCCCATTTTGCTAGAAAATTCGTCCACGTGAATAGTGGGCTTCATGATGCCATCAAGGTCTTTGTATTGAAGACCTTCAAACAGCAGGGGCTGGTTGTTGTCCGGGTTGTTGTTGAAGGGATTGTTGTGCATCTTGGGCCTGGTCATTGCTTTGGTTAGCTTCTTTGTCTAGATCCTGCTCATAGGCTTGATCTAGTTCATCAAGATCAATGTCTTGATCTTCCATTTCTATAGATCCTGTGCGGATATCATTTATCAAGGCCTTGGGCATGGTGATTTCCACAAGCCAAACTTCCTTGGTCATTAACTTGGCTTTTTTCTCGCCGGGGCGATAGTCCGAAGGATCGTTAATTTTAATCGGGATCTTTATTTCTTTTTTCTGGTATTCGACTTCGCAATCAAATGGTAGCAAACGTCGAGCACCACGGGGGTCAGGCATGAGCTTGAGCGGCCACATAAACGTGCAAGCCACACGGTACTTGCCAATTTCAGGTCCGGCCACTAGTTCACCAATTTCCCAGTTTTTAAATGCGTAGATATCCACTTCGTCCAGCACACGCTCAAAATCCAGCAAGGTAGTCAGGCTACCTTCGCTCATGTAGATGTCGCGAATGTTGTCGGCAACTTGCCAGTAGTCGGTGTGGTCTTTAAAGAGCTCTTTATCCATAGTTCTATATTTAGCCGATTGGACTAGAGCCGAAGTTTTGCAGAGATGCAATCCCTGGTGAGTATTTAGTGGCTGTGCTGTGCAAAAACAGTGCCTATATTTGATTGAGACACAACTCCGTAAATATCATTGTCCACTTAACGGATACTAAGGAGAAGGAAACTTTGAGTAGAAATCGCGCCCAAAAGGCCCAAACAAAGCGTATGAATCAGGCAGTAGAAAACACCATAGCCTTTAATCAACAGGCACCTAAGGCGGCACAGCGCCGCATAGACTTGATCCCTCGAACACGAAATCAAGAAGCCTTGGTGTTGGCTCTACAAAATCCTGATGCTCACATTGTGGTTACGGCAGGCCCTGCAGGAACAGGCAAGACGTATCTAGCAATGCTGGCTGCAATAAAAGCATTGAAAGAAGGAGTGTGCGATAGGATAGTAATGACACGCCCAGCAGTGGGTGTGGAGGGTGAACAGCATGGTTTTCTTCCGGGCAACCTAGTTGCCAAAATGGAACCATGGACTCGTCCCTTGCTAGACGTCATGCGAGAATATTATCGTCCCCAGGACATTGTGGCTATGATAGAAGATCAGGTTGTGGAGATAGCGCCTCTGGCATTCATGCGCGGCCGAACCTTTAAAAACTCATGGATCATTGCTGATGAAATGCAAAATGCCACACCCAATCAGATGAAAATGCTAATGACACGCATCGGTGTGGGCAGTAAGATTGTGGTCACAGGCGATGTAGAACAGACTGACCGACCGGGCAGT